ATGCGACGAAACGGCGACAATCGTCGTTGACGCACACTTCCTAATACTGTAAGATTGTACACCTATCCCCGGGGGTGTTATGCAACAGAAGTTCTCCATCGGTTTCTGCACGTTCTCTTACGGAGGACGCCGTGGCGTTTAGCGACCCAGAAAAACAGCGAGCTTGGAAGCGGGCGGACTACGCCGCCAAACGAGAGCGATACTGTTCCGAAAAGCGAGAGCGGTACTCCAAGAACCCAGAGCCGTTCCTAGAGTCTTCAAAAAAGAGTCGGCAGAAACACCGAGAAAAACGGCTCGCGGGCGACTCGGCGCAAAGCAAGAAGTATTACAGGAACAACCGCGAGAAGGTATTAAAGCGGACCTTAGAAAACGAACGAGCGAGGTACAAGACAGACTGGGCCTATGCAGAGGCCCGAAGAATCCGCTGCCGCACCCGCAGCGCGTTTAAGCGGGCCGGGGCGTGCAAGCCGGACGCAACCATGCGACTCGTTGGATGCACAGCCCAAGAGTTTCGCGACCACATTTCGTCTCAGTTCGTTGATGGTATGTCGTACGATAACCGGGGCATGTGGCATGTTGATCACATTTTCCCGCTATGCGCAGCCAATCTTGCGGACCCAGCGGAGGCTCGGGTGGTCTGCAATTGGCGGAACCTGCGACCGCTATGGAAGAGCGACAACATTAGCAAGGGAGGAAAGGTGACAGACGATTCCCTTTCATTGTTTCTGTCCATAAAGAAAGAGCTTTACCCCGAAGAAGAAAGAGCGGCCTGTGGTTCAGAAGTTTAGCATTGGGATTTGCACGTTCAGTTACGGCGGGAATGGCGGAATCTCTTCAGAACACCCTGATGTGCGCGAGTGGATGATCCCGGCTATCTCCAAGCTGTCCCAGGATCCCCGCGTTTCATCGGCGCAAGTGTGGAACCTGTCGGACACGCCCATCACCATGACCCGCAACCGCGCTGTCCTCATGGCACGGCAGTACGAGGTGGACGTTTTAGTGATGGTGGACTCCGACATGAAGCCCGACATGTACAAGGCAGACGCCAAGCCGTTCATCGACTCGTCCTTTGACTTTCTTGTGGATCACTACCCCAAGGGTCCGGTGGTGATCGGTGCGCCCTACTGCGGCCCGCCCCCGCATGAGAACGTCTACGTGTTCCGTTGGCAGGCCCATCAGTCCGCGAACGCCAACCCAGACTTCAAGCTGGAAATGTACGACCGAGACACCGCGGCGAAGATGGCGGGCATCCAAGAATGTGCCGCACTTCCAACGGGCTTGATCATGTACGACATGCGAGCCTTTGAGGTGACAGAGCCCAAGACCACCGACGATCATCCTTGGTTCTACTACGAGTACCCCGACAAGTACCAAGCAGAGAAGTCTTCCACGGAAGATGTGACGATGACCCGCGACCTCTCACTGACGGGCACGCAAAAGCTGGGCTACAACCCCGTGTTCTGCAACTGGGATGCGTGGGCAGGCCATTGGAAGCCCAAGTGCGTGGGCAAGCCACAGGTCATCCAGGCGATGGACATCAGTGCCAAGCTCAAGCAGTGCTGGGAAGCCAACTACGACGCGGGCGTTAAGTTGGTGGATTTGCGTCCAAAGTGGAGTGTGAAACCTGGCTGAGTACAAGGCGTGCATCCAGTGCGGCGTCTCATATGAGGAGACGCCTGCCAACTGGCATAAATCGAAGGACGGGTTTCACGCGCGGTGTCGCCGGTGCCGCAACGCCCATGAGAAGAAGGCCCGCAAGAAGAAGACCAACAAGAAGTTGGCAGAGATTGAGAAGGGTGCGGTCGATCTGTTCGTAGCCTCTGCAAGGATCGGCGGCGCAAACATCCCCCACTCATCGGAACTGCTAGAGGTTCTGATGGAATATTTCGGCGGGGTGAGGGGCTTTTCAAACGTGTACCTCAAGCAGTTCTTTGACGCTCCTTCGGGCGGCGCGTTTCGCACCAAGATGCTGGACACCGTCGTACGCTTGGTATCTGCCAACACCGCCATGGGTGGGGCCAAGAAACCACTCACCGCTTGGAGCGAAGAGGAACTGGAAGACGAGCTTCGGCAGCGGATTATGGAAGCCGCCACAACGATCACGGTCCAAGGAATCCCTCTGAAGGAGTTGCAGCATGGAGTGTCAAACGTGCCGGTGGTGGGATCCGACAGTAGCAACGTGGGGCCGGTGCAGACGCTACCCCCCGCAGGTGACGGCGGAAGAGCACTGCCACCCGATAACGGACAGGATTGACTGGTGCGGCGAATATGAGAAAGCACCCACCGATCCCCCCGCCGCCGCCTCCTGAAGAGCCAGCGGTTCAAGGCATCACGCAGCACGCCCTCAATCAGCTGCGGGATGTGCAGATCGAACTGGCAGAACGCCGGATCGAAGCCCTGCGGCTCTATGTCCCAATGGCACGGCAGGAGGAGTTCCATAAGTGCATGGCGAGCGAACGCCTGCTAATCGGTGGCAATCGCTGCTTGGCTGGCGACCAGTCGATCTACGACCCAATCGCCCGCAAGCACAGGCTCATCGCAAGCATCACTGAGGATTTTTACGTTCAGTCGCTGTGGAATGGCTGGGTGACTGAAAGCCGCGCCGGGAAGCCGTTTGTGAAGGGCTGGGATGATCTTTATGCGTTTCGCCTGAGCAATGGCGGGGAGATTCGATGCACGCTGAATCACCTTGTCCTGAGCGCGTGCGGGCGGTGGATGCCCCTCCGCGATGTGCTGCATCCAAGAGTCGCAGCTTCCCTGCCTCGCTCCACTTCGGGCATTTACCTGCAAGAGTCTCCCGAAGGTGGTCTGCGTTTGAGTCGTACACCTGCAGGTTCTCTGGGCGGTTATCCGCTGGATCGTCGTTCTTGTGATGAACGACTTCGGTTGGCAACAGAGGCCGTCCAAGAACACGTTCGCAAACAAGACGGTGTTCGCGCACATACCCCTTGCTGTTGCACGCGGGATGGTCAGGCAAATGCAGAAGCACATAACCCGCCTTGTCCACAGTGCGGCCACCCTTCCACCCAGTATGCTCGGGACCACTTTTGGGCCCACGGCGGCGCATTTGAAATCCGTAACGCTTGCACGCTTTGTTTACGGCCTTGGAACTCACCCCCAGAAGGTCGCCTATCTGGGCCACTGTTTTGCGCTCAGCCTCATACCACGTTCTCATCTTCTCAACCGGCCAATCAATCTTGTTGTGGCGACCCATGCAATGCTCCTTTGGGGGGTAATGAACATGTGTATATTACCTCCTGTGAGTATTTAGGGCAAGGAGAAATATGGGACATGGAGGTGAACGGCACCCACAACTACCTCATAGCGGGAGTGCCAAATCACAACTCAGGCAAGAGCGCAGCAAGTTTCATAGAGGACGCTCGCGCGGCCACCGGACAAGACCCGTACGGGAAGTACCCCAAGGAGGGCGGCAACCTAGTGATCATCGGCCGGAACTGGCCCCACATCGGCCTTGTGGTTGTGCCGATGCTCTTCCGTGCCGGTGCGTTCAAGATGATCAAGGACGAGACAACGAATCAGTGGCGGGCCTTTAAGCCCGGGGTGGACGATCCCTCCAAGGCCAAGCCAGCCCCTCCCCTCATTCCACCCCGCATGATCAAAGAGATGTCTTGGGTACTGAAGAACGCGGGTTACCTGAACAAGGCGGAGCTTACTAACGGATGGACGATCAATTGTTTCTCCTCAGAGGGAGAGCCCCCGCAAGGTTTTCAGGCCGACTTGGTACACATCGATGAGGATATTAACAACGAGCGGTGGGTCGGTGAGATGCAGGCGAGGCTTGCAGACCGCAAAGGCCGGTTTGTGTGGTCGGCCATGCCCCATAGTAAGAACGATGCGTTGCTGGGGCTGTGTGAACGTGCGGACAAGGCCGAAGAGGATGGGCAGGAAAACCCGATCATCAAGAAGTTCACCCTGCGGTTCTTGGATAACGCCCATATCGACCAAGAAGAAAAGAAAAAGAATATTGAGCGGTGGTCTGCCCTGGGAATGGACGAGCTTCGCATGCGAGCGGAGGGGGAGTTCACCACGGAAAGCACGCTCATGTACCCGTCGTTCAATCCTGGGGTGCATGTTCTGCGGCGGGAGGATCTACCCGGCGGCCAAGTGCCCGCTGACTGGACGCGATATGTGGCGATTGACCCTGGTCATACAGTCCTCGCGTGCGTCTTCGGTGCCGTACCGCCGGACGAAAAGTTCCTGCTGATCTACGACGAACTGTACATCCGGCAGGCCAACGCATTGATCTTCGGTGACCATTTCGCCCAGAAAGCTGATGGCCAGAGCTACCGGACTTTCATCATTGATATGCACGGTGGCATGCTCAGGGACTTAGGCTCGGGGCGTCTCCCCCATGAACTGTACTCCGAAGAACTGAAGAAGCGCGGCATTAAGTCGCAGATGAGCGGGTACGGTTTCATTCCAGGCTCAGACGACATTCCGGCCCGCACGGCCCTTGTCCGGCAGATGATGCACATCCGCGGTGACGGGACCACCAGGCTGAAGTTCTTGGAAGGGGCGTGTCCGAATCTGATGCGCGAGATTCGCCGCTACCGCAAGAAGACAACCTCAGTGAACGGTCAAATCTATGTGACCGACGAGCCGCAGAGCCGGGGAGAAGTCCACGCCATTCAATCCGTGGAATACCTCTGTGCGTACGAACCCAAATACCACGCACCCCCAAAGACCTATGGCCCCGATCCATGGTGGGTGCGTTACCTCGCGGACAAACGCCGCAGGCAGCAGTCGTCCGAAGACAACTGCATTGTTCTCGGGCCAATGGGGAGTAGACGACGATGAGCGATTACGTGATGCCGACAGCGGAATTGGGTGACTGGGTGTTGTTCCGTGCCCATGAGGGGGCAGAACTTGTCCCGGCCATGGTGACCAAGGTGAGCCAGAGGACTCTGACTCTGTGGGCGTTGGCCCCTGGTTACGGTGGCACTGAGAAGCAGTCGGTCCACCATATCACCGACCCGGGCGTGGCTGAGTTTCCGGCGTGGAAGGACTACGGCTACTGGGAACACAAGCCCCAGAAGAACGTGATATTGGCCGAGAAAGTGGCACTTTTGGAGCGCAAGGTGGCCGACTTGGAAGCCCGCAGGGGCAAGTGAGGACACTAGCTAGTAGGAGTTTCCATGGATAAACCGCTTCGCCCAATCGTTGCCCGGTGGCTTGAGTGCATCAAGCAAGCTCAAGCCCATAAGCGACCCTTTCAGGAAGACGCTGATGAGGCTTTGAACTTCTTTGCGGGCGACCCGGATTTCATGTGGAAGGACGGCTACGCGAGAGGGGAAAGAGGTTACAACAAGGGCATGACCCCCCCGGCCTTCCGCATGCAGGTCAACCGCGTGTGGGAGGCCGTGCGTCTGTTCACGGCAGTCATCCATCACCGGAACCCAGCCCGTGCGGTGACGGCCAAGGAGTATCCGATCATCGGACCAGCCCTCCTTGGCATCCAGCCCCAGCCCCCCGTGCCAGCCATGGGGCCGGACGGCCAGCCCATGATGGGCCCAGACGGCCAGCCGGTGATGATGCCAGACCCCGGGATGCAGATGTACCAGCAGGGCTTGCAGCAGCAGCAGATGATGCTGGAACGCCGCAAGTTGGTGTCCAAGCTCTTGGAAGACTACCTCAACTACACCCCCAACGAACTGGACCTCAAGCAGCATTCCAGGAAGGTGGTTGAGGAAGCGTTCATCAAGGGTGCGGGGGTCTGGTGGCATGAGCTTTATTCTCCACCTCAATCACAGGTGAAGATGGCCGGAAGTTTCTACGACACCATTGACAACCTCGTTTGGGATCCCGATGCGGATGAGTTTGAAGACATCCGCTGGGCCGCGAGGAAACGTGTCCAGTCCGTGGACGAGGTGGCGGCGAAGTTTGGCTTGAACCGCGAGGATCTGAAGGGGCACATCGAAAGCTATGCGTCTCGCGGCGACAACAACGAGCGGGGCTTTGAGTATAAGCGCAAGCTCGGCAAGACGAACGACATGATCATCTACTGGGAAATTTACTCTAAGACTGGGTTTGGCGACCGGCTCAAGAACGCCGACAAGGATCTTCGGGGCAAGTTCGATGCGTTCGGTCCCAACTGCTATATCGTTGTGGCAGAGGGGATTGATTTCCCTTTGAACATGCCAGAGCAGATGCTGCAAGACGAGGTGGACGAGACGGGCGTTTCGCAATCGATGTTCATGGCGGCGCAGTGGCCGATCCCCTTTTGGGCAGAACCCAACGGCTGGCCGTTCACACCGCTGGTCTGGCACGGCAAGCCGGGGTACAGCTGGCCTATTAGTATTATCCGCCCCGGCATCGGAGAGTTGCGATTTATTAATTGGGCAATGTCATTCCTTGCCACCCGCATTGCAACAAGCTCCCAGGTGTTAATCGGTGTAGCGAAGTCAGCCGACCCCGACCTAAAAGCCAAGATTTTGGAGAAGGACGAGGGCGGCTTTAAGATTGTCGAAATCTCTGAAGCCATCGGCCGGTCTGTCAACGATGTGATCTCGGTCTTCCAGATGCCGGGTGTCACATCGGACATGTACCAGATCATCTCTGAGGTCACATCGCTGTTCGACCGGCGAGTGGGTTTGACAGAACTCATTTACGGTATGACCAGGAATTCCTTCAGGTCAGCTGCAGAAGCGCAGGTGAAGGCTGAACAGATTTCGGTCAGGCCGGACGATTACGCCAATATCTTGGAGGATGCCCTGTCTCTGGTGGCCCGCAAGGAGGCTCTCTGCGCGCGGTGGTTGATTGGCCCGCAAGACGTTGCCCCCCTGCTCGGCCCGATGGCTGCGCAGGCGTGGCAGATGCATGTGCAGGGTGAAGACCCGGATTCGATTGTCCGTGAGTATTCGTACCGGGTTGAGGCTGGATCTGTGAAGAAGCCCAACGTCGCCACTCGCATTGAAAACATCACCAATGCAATGCAGATACTGGCACCCGTCAGCCAAGGTCTGCTGCAAGCCGGTCGGCCGGAACTGTTCAACGCTCTCTTGGAGGATTGGGGAAAGGCGATGAACACCGATGTGTCTCGCTATCTCGTTCCTCCACCACCTCCTCCTCCTCCCCCGGGCCAGCCACCAGGCCCGCCGCAACAGAGCCCTCCCCCCGAAGGACAACCAAATGGAAATCCCGGCTGAAGTCAAACGCGCTGGCCCTGACGCTGTAGAGAGCTACCGGCGTGCCCTGCCCTACGGTGAGCGGTGGGCGGTGATGTGCGCTCTCCAGACTCCACCAGGAACCTCGGGCACCGACCGTGCGTTCATGGAGCGTCGTATGAACAACCAGCAGCTGGACGAAATGCCACTTCGACAGGCCAAGTACGTAGCAGAGGAAACCAAGAAGGCTGGCATCAACATCTCGGGCAAGCACTACGTGGGGGGCTTGGCTGACTCCAGGGGCTGGCGGGATCCAGAGGCGTGGGTGTCCAACAACGACGACATCCTCAAAGTCGCCCACAAGCGGAGGTTGTCTGTGACGGGGACGGTGAACTACGACCCGGGTCCGGCCGATCCCAAGCGGAAGTTGATCAGCGAGTCGATTGTCAAAGAAGCAGTCGCCAAGGAGAAGAGGCTCAACCCTTCCGCTAAGACAAGTGATCTCCGCGAAAAGGTGATTGAGAAGCATGCCTATCGGGCCAAGGGGCGAGGGGTATGAGCTACACCAAGTACGCCCAGCTTCGCAGAGGCACCGCGGCAGAGTGGTCTGCGACCAATCCAGTCCTGCTCGCGGGCGAGGTGGGCTATGAGCGGGACGTTCCGCTGACAACCTCTCAATCGGCAGACACGTATGACTACAGCGATCCTGCTTTCGGCTCGGGGGCAATCAAGATCGGTGACGGGGTAACGCGGTGGAACGATCTGCCGTATCTGCTCAATGCACTTAGATTCTCGCTCCCATCCTCAAGTGATGTGGAAGTGACAGACATTAAGACCGGCGACATCCTGCGCTGGTCTAGCGGCAAATGGCGCAATTACTCGGAGACGACACTTTTAGACGGGGGTAACTACTGATGGCAACAATTCGGATTAAGCGACGATCAAATGGCGGCGGCGCGGGGGCACCCAGCAGTCTGGCCAACGCAGAACTTTGCTTCAATGAACAGACCTCCGTGCTTTACTATGGAACAGGCACGGGCGGTGCAGGCGGCACGGCTACTAGTATTATCGCCGTTGGCGGCTCCGGTGCGTTTGCCTCCACCAGCTACGTGGATTCTGCACTGTCGTCTGGCGTGGCCTCTGCAGTGGCATCGCAGCTAACGAACTACGCCGCGCTGTCAGGAGCGTCGTTCTCGGGCAACGTGACGGTGGGTGGGAATCTAGTGGTCAACGGTACGACCACCACCATCTCGTCTACCACAATGTCCGTGGCAGACAAAAACATCGAACTCGCCCAAGGTTCGACTACGGACGCAGCTGCAGACGGCGGCGGCATCACGTTGCACGGCACGGGCGACTACACGCTGAACTGGGTGTCGGCTACCGCGTCTTGGACGAGCAGTGAGAACTTCAACATCCTCACCGGCAAAACCTACAAGATCGCTGGAACCAATGTCTTGTCGGCCACCACCTTGGGATCGGGAGTCACTGCCTCAAGCCTGACCAGCGTCGGCACCATCGGCACGGGAACCTGGCAGGGCACCGCGGTAGCAGTGGGGTACGGCGGGACGGGCCTGACCTCGGCTGTCTCAGGACTTCTCAAAGGCAACGGCTCGGCGTATTCCGCAGCAAGTGCCGGTACTGATTACCTCGCCCCTAGCTCCGATATCGATGGAGGGACGTTCTAGTTGGCGACTGTCAGGCTTTACCGCTCTACCACCGCTGGAAACGTACCGGCGTCTCTGGTTTCGGGCCAGGTGGCAATCAACGAGCGAGATGCGGTGCTCTACTATCGCGATGCAGCGACGGGTGCAGTCACGGCCCTCGGCGCGACCATAGCAGACGGCTACGCATACGACTGCGGTGCCTACTCGGCTATCGTCCCAGCGGCACCTACTGGCATCACTGGGACTCCGGGCGTTGGCACCGTGGCTTTGTCATGGACTGCCCCTAGCAACACGGGCGGCGTGTCGCTGACTGACTATGTTGTCCAGTACAGCACTGATCAGACAAACTGGACGACATTCTCCGATGGCACCTCCACCACGCCGTCCGCCACGGTCACAGGATTAACTGGCGGCACAAGCTACTATTTCCGCGTGGCGGCTGTGAACAGCGTGGGCACTGGTTCGTATGTGACGAGCACGGCAATTGCACCAACAGCATCAAAACTGACAGTCACCCGTCGCAATGGCTCCCCCAGCACATTCACAGGGGCTGGCACATCGGCGTCTCCGTTTGTTCGGGCATCGCGCGTGCTGAATAGCAACGCAGATGGGCTGGCGTCTGCGGCGAACGGGTCGGCAACGGGCGTTGCGGCGGGAGCGTATGCGTTCACGGCCGTGGCGAGTGGCACGGCGTATGTCACAGTGACATTCTATGACGATGCAGCCGACTCAAACATCGGCGCAATTCTGAAAAATGGCGCAGGGCAGGGCGCGTCTCTGAGCGACGGGCAGACCGCAACAGCGAGAGCGATCACGGTAGCTAGCGGAGACGTTATTACGTTTTACAGCAATAGCCAGAACACGTCGTTTTCTACCGTGAGCGTGTACGCCGTATGAAAACACTCCAACACAAACGCGGCACCGCTGCGATCCTCACGGCGAACAATCCAACCATCGCGGCTGGCGAGATCGTCGTTGAAACCGATACAAACCTGACCAAAATTGGCGACGGATCGACGGCGTGGAACTCGTTGCCTTACCAGTCGTTTTCGGCAACCCAGGCAACCACAGGCACGCTGCCCGATGCCAGGCTCTCGTCGGCGGTCGCACTGCACGCGCAGATCAACACCACACTCGGGCAGGCGTCTGGTGTGATTGACGCTGTGTCGCGATTGAACTGCGGCACTGGCGTGACTGCCAGTGCTGGTCAGGCGTTGCTCTCGTTTTTCACGCCGACGGCAACTATCACCGTATCGCAAATTGCGATGGCTACCTACACAACTGCCGCAGCAGGGCTGACGCTCGCGCGCATGGGAATTTACACCTACACAGAGGGCGGCACGGCAACGCTGGTGGCACGCACGGCATCAGACACAAGCCTCTTCGCCGCAACCAACACCAGCTATACACGGTCGCTTGATACCACCGGCGGATACCCAAGCACCTACACCCTCAACGCTGGTACTCGCTACGGCGTTGCGTATATCTGTGTTGGCACCACACAGCCGCAGTTGGTAGGTCGCACGGTGTTCGCGGTTGTCGGCGGTTTATCTCCGCGTCTCTCTAGCGGATCGTCAACAGGTCTGAGCGACTTGCCAACATCGTTCACGCCGTCCACCAATAGCCAGGCACCGTTTGCGAGGCTCTTATGATCACCACCTATCTCGGCGTGATCGACGGCCTGCACACATGGGAAGTGAGAGACAAGAGCGGCGTTGTGGTTGGCATGAACCAATCCGCCGACCTTGCGCCGCCGGTGCCAGAAAGCGTGTCCGCTCGTCAGATACGCCTGTGGTTGATCCGGCAGGGCATTTCGCTGGCCCAGGTAGATGCCGCGATAGACGCCATCCCCGACCAACTCCAGCGAGACTCGGTGCGGGTGGAGTGGGACTACGCCCCCTATGTGGAGCGTACCCACCCCATGCTGCCGCCAATTGCCCAAGCTTTGGGGCTCACCGACATCGACGCGGCGTTTCGGGAGGCGGCAACGATCTAGCGGGGACAATAGTCTGTAGGCCCATTTTCGCAGGTGTTCCATGCCCCCTCCCCGCCTAAAGCGCAGCAATACAGCCGGTGCCGTCCCCGCGTCCTTGGAAGATGCGGAAATTGCCATTAATCAAGCGGACGGCAAGCTGTACTACCACACCGTCGCTGGTGGCGTGTCGCCGTTCGCGTCCGTTCCATCGGCTCACAAGGCCACTCATGCCACAGGTGGATCCGACGCTTTGTCCGCTGCGGACATTGGCGCATTGACACAGACGACCGCTGACTCCCGCTACGTGGGACTCGCTGGCGGGGCAATGACGGGTGCGCTAACAATCAGCGGAAACGCAGTGGTGGTGACAACTGACTCTCGGCTGTCAGATGCTCGCACGCCCCTCTCGCACGCGCACGGCAACCTCACAAATGCAGGTGCAATCGGCACAACCGCCAGCCTGCCGATCATCACCACCACCGCTGGCGTGTTGACCACCGGCGCGTTTGGAACTGCATCTGGTTCCTTTTGCCAAGGCAACGACTCCCGGCTGTCGGATGCTCGCACGCCCACTTCACACACGCACGGCAACATCACAAATGCCGGGGCTATCGGGACCGCCGCCAGTCTGCCGATCATCACCACCACCAGTGGAGTGCTGGCTACGGGGGCATTCGGGACCACCTCTGGGTCGTTCTGCCAAGGCAATGACTCTCGTCTGTCGGACGCACGCACGCCCCTTGCGCATACGCAGGCCGCGTCAACGATCACCGACTTTTCAACAGAGGCTGGCAAGTATGGACCCGTGACCAGCGTGAACGGCCTGACCGGCGCGGTGACCATTTCCTCTGGAAGTTCGTTGAGCGACGGCGATAAGGGGGACATCACTGTGTCCTCGTCCGGCGCGGCGTGGACAATCGACAGCGGCGCGGTGACCTACGCCAAGATCCAGAACGTCTCGGCCACCGACAAGCTGCTTGGCCGCTCCACGGCTGGTGCGGGAGTAATTGAAGAAATTTCCTGCACGGCGTTCGGCCGCAGCGTGCTAGCCGGGGCAGATGCGTCTGCGGCTCGCACTACCATCAACGCCGTATCCAAAAGTGGGGACACTATCTCTGGGGCAGTGACGGTCACTGGAGCCCTTACCGGATCAACCGGGCTCAACATTTCAGGCGGCCGTTCGTATTTCCAGTCAAATGACTCGCAGTACGGGGTCGGGGCTGCGTACGGGTCTGGTGGTGGATACGTGTATTTTGGTGCTGTGAGTGCATCGGCTACCCCGGATGCCGTCATCAGCAACGCGGGCGGCGGATCATTGTTATACATCCAGAACGGCGGAAACGTAGGTATTGGGACAACCAGTCCCGCGGTAAAGGTGGATGTGTCTGGCGCGATTCGCGCGTCAAGCGGCATTCGTTTTGGCACGGACACAGCTTCCGCAAACACCTTGGCAGACTACGAGGAAGGGACGTATACCCCTTCGTTTGTTAGCGGATTCTCCTCCGTGACCGTGTCTTCCGTGATGGGGCGGTACATCAAAATTGGCAAATCCGTAACCGCGCACATACGGATTGGAGTCACTGCGTTCACGGGCAATTCGTCTGTCGTTGGAGTTTCGCTTCCATTCACTGCATCGTCTAGCACTGTGGGCGGTGGCGTCGTTCATTTCGCAACCGGGTTGGCAACCGGCGCGACTTCTCCGCCCATGCTATACGGCCCCGATTCTACCTCGTCCACGGCCTCCCTCTTGAAAACAAATTCTGAAGGTTTCACGGCTAGCGATTTTAACACCCCTCCGTGGACGCTAGGACTCACCGTACTTTACACGGCAGACTAACTATGGCACTAACGCAAAGTTCAGAAGTTGATCGGGTGGAAGTTGTAGGAGTGCATCGCGCAGTCCAAGTGAGGGAATCCATCATCATCAGTGATGGTGGCACTGAGATCGCACGTAATTTTCATCGGCACATCATTAACCCCGGCGATGACTACTCGTCCGAGAGCCCACTTGTGCAGGCCGTCTGCGAGGCGGCGCACACTGCGGAAGTTATTGCCGCCTACCAAGCCCGTTTGAGTAACTAAGCATGCTGACCTACTACGACGCAGTCGAACATCTCATAACCAGCAGTTTCGGTGGGCCGCAGGATGCAGAGCAAACCGACATCCGCACTGCCATTCAGCGTGCCTACAGCGAACTGCCAACGATTAGAGACTGGAACTACTACCAGACTCACGGGCGCATCAAGTTCAGCATCAACTGGTACGGCAACGTGACGTACAGCCAAGACACAAAATTCTTTGACTTGGCGTCCGGGGACGCATTCCCAAATAATTCTGTGTTGTGTCGCATGCGAATCAACAACACGGTTGCCAAGATAGCGTCACGGGTCAGCAGCACCCGCCTGCAGTGCGATGCCATCCTGTGTCCATCGGAAGACATCCTGAACTCCACCGCGGCCACGCTGTACCAAGACACGTTTCCCTTGCCGTCCGACTTCCGCACGCTGGACTCGCCCATTGACCATGTGGCATGGACGCGGTTCATCTACGTGTCGGCCGACCAGGCGATGAAGCTGGAGAACGCAAACAACCTGGCTGGCCCGCCGCATTGCTGGACGGTCATTAAAGATCCCCAGGGAACTGGGTGGGCAATCAAGGTCATTGGATATCCGGTCGCCAACAGCAACTTGGATTTCACATACCGCCGCCTTCCCCGTCGCCTGCGTATCTCGGGGCATGAGGCTAGCTCTAGGCAAGGCACCGTGACCATTGCGGGCACGGCAGTCACTGGAACGGGCACGGCATTCACCGCGGCCATGGTGGGCTCTGTCCTGCGAGTGGGCACCTCGTCTGATTTTCCTGGAAGCGATGGTTCGCTTCTCCCCTACCAAGGCGAGGCAGTCATCACTGCAGTAGCCAGCGCAACCTCTTGCACGCTGGCCACCTCCCTCACGGCCACGGGGGCTAAGTACCTCGTAACCGACATAGTGGACATGTCGCCTGGGATGAATAACGGCTTCCTGTCTTGCGCGGCCTATTGGCTGGCTCGCACTCGGAACAGCAAGCCGGATAACGCCTTCGCCATGTACCAACGTGATCTTCGGTTGGCCATGGAGTCGGATGCTCTCACGCCGTTCCAACAGCCGCAGCGGGTCATCTTCGACGCGATGGCATGGAGGACTCCGCTCCAGGCCGACAACTTTGATGGAGGCAACCCATGATCGTCATCGACAAGTGGGCGGGACTGGTCACCAACGCTTCGCCGTACTCCATCCCTGCCGGGGGTACGGTGCAGCAGGTCAACCTTCAATGCTTGGTCCCGGGCAAGGTAACTGTGCGGCCGGGATTGCAGGTGGTCACGTTTGCATCCTCGGATTCCACCTCGTCCCCCGTGCGTACGGCGTTTCGCTATCAGAACGGTGTCGGTGAGCATCTGGTCTACCAAGACTCCGCGGGACGCATCTATTCCTCCGTGAAGACTGGCAGTGCCTAATGTCGTATTTATCGCAACGCCGCTCTGGCCAAGTTGTTTCCCTTACCCTGACTACTGGCGGCTCGGGCTACACCTCCCCTCCCTCGGTGAGTTTCTCTGGCGGCGGCGGGCAGGGGGCGGCCGGATTGGCGCACATGGCTGGTACGCAAGTGCAGTCGGTAGTCATCACTAACGGCGGGACAGGCTACACATCTGCTCCAACGGTGACCATTTCTGGCAACGCGATTGCGACTGCGGGGGTCTACACAGGATTACTCATTCCGGCATCTTTTGTGCGGTCCCGATTTAACGACCTGTATGCGTTTGACGGGATGGGGAGGGGTTTGCGGTGGGATGGATCGGCCGGAACGATGCAACCCATCGGCTTGCAGAAACCGTACAAGGGTCCGGCAGTGACCATCGCCAGTTCCGCGATGTCGGGGTACTTTGATTCGGTGGCTGTCTCTAACCCAGGCACCGGATATTCGTCCGCGCCGACCGTCACGTTCTCGGGCGGATCACCCACCAAGTCGGCCGCGGCGTTGGCAGACGTTTCCGGCGGGAGAGTGGTTGGCCTTACCCTCACAGAGCCTGGGACTGGCTATCAATCCGCCCCCCAGGTGTCGCTCAGTGCAAGCAATGCCTCTGGTGCCACGTTCACCGTTGGTGTTCTGGGATCGGTTGCGGCGGCGACGATTACCAATGCGGGGGCTGGATACACCACGGCACCTACGCTGGTGTTCTCGGACAAGCAAGGGCTATCGCAGGCTAGTGCGGTAGTAAGCATTTCAGAATCGGGGACGATTGCCGCAATTGATATTCTCAGCGGTGGCACCGGGGCTACCACGGGGGTCACGGCAACGCTGTCTGGAGGCGGTGGCGCGGGCGGCAGCGTGACGATTGGCATGCGGTACAGCGTGTCTGCCGTGACGGTAACTGCAGGTGGCGCGGGGTTCCTTGTGCCACCGACGATCTCCTTTCTGCCCGCGTCCACGGATCTGTCACCTTCGGCGGCCGCGGCAACGGCAGAAGTTACGGGCGGCAGCATTTCCAAGGTCAACGTGTATTCCGGTGGAGGCTACTCCACCCCGCCCACTGTGACATTGGGTGACTACCAAGCCACGGCTACCGCCACCATTTCCAATACGATGCGTGGCAAGTACAAGTGCGCCATCCGCTATATCGATGCAACGCCAGAGAAATTCCAAGGCCCGATCAGTTCTTCGATCTCCGATCTAGTGGAGGTGGACACAGGCAATGGGGCTTCTTCACTGACTTGGACGCTGGCTCACTCGGGTTTGGACGACCGCGTGAATGCCGTGGAACTGTGGCGTACGACAGGTGACCAAAGCGTTCTCCTGTTTCGGGTCGCCAAGATTCTGCGATCTGCAGGGAACTTCTCCGGTACGTTCACGGATACTTTCACAGACGAACAACTGTCGGATGTGGAGAGAGACGGGTACGGCTTGCTCCCGGTCACGCTCCCCAGCGGTCAGCTGAACGCCAGGCGGTTCGGCGTGCCTCCTGCGAACTTTGCGGTGGCCTGCATGTTTCAGGATCGCTGCTGGCTGGCCGTGGACACAACGGGCGAGAAACCCAACAGCTTGTATTTTTCTGAGGTGGACGAGCCCGAATCCATTCCTATGGAGAACGAGCTTGTTGTGCAAGAAAACGCAGGCGACTCCGATGCGATAGTGACCCTTATTCCCTTGGGATCGTACTTGTTGGCCGCTCAGTCTAGGCACCTATACAAGCTGTCTTATGTGGCCCAGCCCGTGTTGGATGCGAGCATAATGCTTGTCGCCTATCGCGGCGTGCTCAACAGCCGGTGCTGGGATGTCCTTGGCGGCGCAGCCTTCATCGTTGATAGCTACGGCCTGTACGCCTTTGACGGGCAGAGCGACCAGCCGGTGTCCGTGCCCGTGGACAACTACTGGCGTGACGGGATTATCGATTTCTCCAAGGCCGATCAGTTCTTTGTTCGGGCCGACGTTGCCACCAAAGTGATACGGTTCTTTTTCTGCAAGGCCACCGACTCCGCACCTGTTCGCGCACTGTGCTATAGCTTGGCGACGAAAGCTTGGTGGGAAGAGCAGTATGCCGTGCCACTCACAGCTGCGGCACCGTACGCCAACGGAGGCCAGCAGGGGCTCGTCTATGCCGCGTCCGGGTCTGGCTTTGTGCGGATGAGTGGGCACTCCGACAACGGCACGGCAATCCCGTATAGCTTGCGTACTGGCAATATGGAGATTTCCAACGAGGACGGCAGACAAGCCGTCAGTGTGCTGTACACACCGACCTCGGGCGACTCCTCTCTCTCCCTGTCTAGGTATTTCAACGGCTCCGACACGCCCCGTCAGAATGCTGTGGCCAGTGACCGCGGCGACGGGTTTGTCCCGTCTGCCCCAGGCTCTGCGTCAGTGCTCAACATGAAACGCACTCGCTCGGCATTGGGTGATGCCAGCGGCGTGGCCCGCGCGATGTTCTACGGAGGCAATGAGGAGCGATCCGCGGGTGCCGACCGACATGTCGCACTGGCGTTTGCTGGGACTCAAGCCTCTTCCGCAGACGCCCCTGCCCTACACGCGGTCATAGTGGAGGGAGCCAAGTAGTGTTCACCCAAAGCATGCCAGCACTGGCGCAGGCTCTCTCGGGAGCATTGCCAGAGGCGGCCGTCAAGCAGTTGATGCAGGCTCTGGGTAACTGCCAGCAACCCCTGACGCACCGCGGTTCCATCAACCTTCAGCCCCCGACCACAACCGGGCCTGGAGGTCTTGCTCAAAACGGCACATGGAACCCCGGCAAGTACACCACGCTCATGCCGAAGGCAGGGGACAACGTGTTTGTGGATATGCCGGGAGGCAACACCACCAACAACAGCGTCACCAACACCACAAACTATGACGGAAACAATTTCTATTTCCCGATCAACCAAGACTTTAACTACAGCAACTACTACGGTGGCGATACGTTCAACGTAGCTGGCGACAGCACCTTCAATAATACCACGGTCAATAATTTCACATCTCAAAACAGCACCATCGAAAACCTCAGTGTCACCAACGTCTACTACACCAACGACCCGGGCGGCGGCGAGCCCGATGGTGGCGGCGGAATGGGTGGTGGAGGTGGCGGGAATCCGCGAGCCCCCCGGTTCCCAGGAGTTGTTGCCACATCGACGTTCCTCAAAGATGTTACCGTGCGTGGCAATGTCACTGTCCCCACAGTGGAGACGGCGACCGTGCGTGACAAGACGGTGAACCTGACCAATGTCAGCGCGACCACAACCGTTGCTCTTACTGGCACGGTGCCGATCCCAAACATGGCCTCCGCAACATCCAGGGTCGGCATACCAACTAGCGGGCCTTTCTCTGCGTCTGTCACTGGCCTGAAGCTTACCCCCGGCATCGGGACGCTCACTGGCACTGTCACCATCCCGATAGTCACGGGTGGTTACATGGACGCCAATTGCAAACTTCAACTGACCACTTCCCCGACGCCGTACACCGTGTCGCTATCCGGGGCACCCGCGGTGACCGTGGACAGCATGGGGGCTGTCACCGGCAGCGTGACCCTGAACGCCAACACGCAGACGTTCCCGGTGACGTTTGCATGCACAGGCACTCTGGACACGGCTGTCAGCGTAACCGGAGATGTAACTTACTACAAAGCCACCACGGCGGCCCTCAAAGATGATGTGGTTACCATTGTTGAAGGCGTCGTCAACAAGAAACTTAACCTCACCGTGAAAAAGTCATCGGATTTCATTATTTATATTCGGCCGACTTTCTAATGACTTGTTCTTGCTGCGAGACAGGCCGTTGCTGCAACGGTTCAACCTGCAATGAGTTGACGCAATCGGAGTGCGAGTACAAGTCTCGGCAATTCCTAATAGGTGGCGACTGCGTACAGCACACATGCACTTCGTCTGCGCCATACAATTCCCCATGCCAGATTGTGGACGGGTGCGCTTGTGCCGCCAGCGGAAAAGTCTTTCGCCCAGAATACACAACCTGCGATTGCGTGACCCTGACTGCCGCGGGAGTGCCGTACGGGGGATGCCAAGCGTACTACTGCAACGCTTGCGTCAATGGGAACTGCCAATTGACATGCCCCTCTCCTCGTCAATGCTGCGCCGGTGTGTGTTGTCCTGAGTCTCAGTCTTGCAATCAGAACTCAGGCAATTGCGTTAACAAATGCAGCACGGGTACGACCTACTGCAACACCACAGCCAGCGGTGGTGCGTATGCCTACGCATGCTGTGAGTCAGGAACGAAATGCTGCGGTTCTAGTGGATGTCTGGGCTACACGTCCACAACCGGCAGTGGTTCCCTTAGCAGCGACAAGAGCCCAGGCTCGTCGCCCTTTGGGTGGTTCGACACTGGCATTACCTTGGGGTCAGGAGACTCCGTATCCATCACTATCTCAGGTACAGTTCCCGAAGGAAGTGGTACTGCGACCCCAGACGGCAAAGCCAGCGACTGTTCCAATAGCAACCGTTTTGACACCCGTTTTTGCTACATGGCTATCTTGGGCATGGTCGGTACAACCGGCACTCCGTTCTTGGTGGGAACGAGCTATAGTGGCTCGCCCGGGACGGGAACCTTGTACCTACGAGTCAACCGGCTCAATTTTCTCAGCGGAGAATCGGCAGGCGGGCTGTTTTCTATCAGCTGGACCCGCAAGGCGGACCCCTGCCCCGGCTACACCCCAGCCGCGGTTGGTGAGCCTATTGTGTACTCTGCTGGCGAGGAGTTCCCGGGGCCGGGAACGCAGTTGAAAGTCCTGCTTGGTCTGGCCGGGATCGTTTCTTCCCCCACCTGCAGCTGCAACGCTCACGCCGCACAGATGGACGCTTGGCAAGAGCTAGGCTGTCTGGCCCGCCTGCCGACCATTTTGGGCTGGCTCAAGGAGGAGTCCCACAAGCGGGGACTGTGGTTCTTTGCCCCCGCGGGGTTGGCCTTGGTTTTGGCGGCGATTTCCTTGTCGGCACTGAAACGGCCGTTCCGGGGCAATAGCAGATAGGAGAATCATATGTTTGGTTTCGACGGCACATTTTTGTCCCCCTACGGGGCCGGGACCGACAAGGGTTACGCCCAAGCTGTCGGGCAGACGCTGGCCCAAGCCCCGTCGCAGTTCGGGCAGACGCTCGGTGGCATGTACGGCGCGTACAACCAAGGGTACGGCTCGTACAACCAGGGTCTTGCGAGCCTGGGAAACAGCTACGCACAGAACTACGCTGCCATGGCTGGGGGGATTGGGCAGACGGCCAACGCCCTGGGCAATACGTGGAACAACGCCCAAGCCAATAACCAGGCTGCGTCTGCCGCGGAAGCCGCTAGGCAGGCGGCGGTGTCAAATCTTGGCACTGCGGCCATGGCCAACTACGGCAACGTCGCTGGACAGGGCTTGCAAGCTTGGGCCCAAAACCAGAATGGTTACCAGAAGTCCTTGTCCGACATGAATGTCGGCAACCAGAGCGCGATCAGCCAACTTGGCGTAGGCAGGTACAACGCCTTGGCTGGGCTGGGTAAGTCCGGCTCGGTCCTTGGGATCGGTCAGGCGGTGGCAGGTGCGATCCCGGGCCTCGCGGCGGCGTTCGGAGGCAGTGGTACAACGGGCGGATACGGCGGTGCGCCGATGGGCGGGATCGACCGATCCTACGACATGCTGAACGGCCTGCGAGGCGACATCAACAGCGGGTCGGAATTGTCGTCGCTCAACAACAATTATCAGACCGGCATGCGCACGCTCAATGCCGACCAAGCCATTGCCCGCAACACGCCCAGAACGATGGTGAACGATGCCTATGGCGCGTTGATGGACTTCAACAAGCTGAACCTTGGCGCGTCCAGTCAGGGGATGAACCAGTTCTATGACAACTACCGGCAGACGCTGAACAGCACTAATCGCCCGGGACAGGATATCCCGACCGGATCAATCCTGGATGCACTTGCGGGTGGATACTCCGACTCCGCGAACCGCATCGGCAGTGTTCAGAAAGACATGAACTCCGGGTGGTCGGATAACAAGGGCATTTACAACTCGTCTGTTGCCGGTGTCAACGACTTGTACAACCGATCCATCGGGAACCTGGGCATCTTCCGCAATGCCAGTCAGATTCAGCAGGACGAATTTGCACTGCAGGACGCGGCCCGTGCCCGCCAGCTGCAGCAACAGCAAATGCGACAACAGCAGGCTGGGCCTCCCATCCCATGGAGCCAGCGAAACCGATACGTTAGCCCCTACTACGCCGTATGATATCGCCCTATTCTCAATACCCCT